TTGGTACGTCAGTTGGTACGTCAGTTGGTACGTCAGTTGGTACGTCACAGGGGATGTTTTCAATAGTAGCATCGAGTTTTTGCTTCATCCAGATGTCTTGGTCGTCGATCTCTTCCACGATGGACGCTAGATTTTGCTTGTTTTCCTCTGAAGCTTGCTCAATCATCTTGTTCTTGCGATCCAAGAAGAACTCGTCCTTTTGCTTTTGGTTGTCGTGATACTTCTTCACTAGAGTGTTCAAGTGAGATTCAGCGTATTCTTGATTCTCAAGTTCCTCTGGATTAGGTGACCAAGGGCACCAGCAACCAACTTCAGCGACGAAAACACTGAACTTGTCGTCCATGCGCTTCAGTACTTGTGCGCGTACTTGTGCCTCTTTGATACTGTCATAGGATCCGCGCACCTTTAGCCCACGGATAGTAGTCTGGAAGTTGTTTTTCTCGAGATAATCACCCTCTAGGGCAGCAGCATTCGCAGCCTTGAAGAACTCAAACTCGTCTTGCATCTTAGCTGAATCAAAAATGTAAGAGTACCTTTCTTTGATTGCTTTCATACCATTCACAAAATCCTTGTTCTCTTTATGAGTTTCCATAGAATTGGTCAAAAACTCATCCATATCGTTGGAGAATGCTTTCAGAAACTTGGACACGAAATAGACCTCCTTAGCTTGAATTACGTCCTCTGGAGACACAAATGACAAACAACAATACTTTTGGCCCCGAATGGGAGGATCTTGATCGAGGTAGTCTTGCTGCGCGGTTGTGATGATGTCGGGAGAATTCATGTTACAATGTATGAACTAATAACAATGCTTGCTTCTTAAATCAATTTATTTTTGTTGTTGAAATTCTTTTCTTCTCTATATATTATAAAAAACAAATGAGCAATTTCGGATTTGACCTAAAGGAAGTGCTCCTGCGCGTATTCAAGTATGTTTTCGAGGGTCTGATCGTAGCATGCGCTGCGTACCTCATCCCTGGCAAGAAGCTGCACGCCAGCGAGATCCTCACCATCTCTCTCGTGGCCGCCGCCACCTTTAGCATCCTTGACCTCTTCGCACCCGCTTTCGCCGGTGCTGCCAAGAGCGGTGCTGGGTTCGGCATCGGTGCCAACCTCGTCGGCTTCCCCGGCGGCGGTATCCGTATGTAAACAAGGGTTTTAGCTCTTGAAGTTTAGTTTTATTTTATCGGAATGATTTTTCCTTGGTGACCGTGTATATGACTACGGTACCACATTTAAAAAAATGAAGTGCATAGAATACATCAAACCAAGATACATCGCACATGACGCAACTCATCGCTTCGACCCAGTCTTACGTCCTTTCCAAGAATGGCAACCCAGTGAAGTGCGACAGATACCTCTATGGTTTTCAATCGAAGTACTTGGCATCCCATGCTTGTACATTTATCAAAACCGACCCACACATCGTCAGCAATGTCCGGGATGTTACAACGGAAATGAACGAGTACTTGAAGCAATGGCAAATCCGACCCGACTTTCGCAATATTAAAATGGATACGAGCTGTACCATGACATTCGTCAAACACGAACAACAAACATTCACGCTAAACGAGGTACGCCACAAAGACCTTCTATTGGAACCCTTCGAAAACAATACTGGATTGGCCTATATATACGCCATAGAAGAAGAGACCAAAGACAAGGTGACATACAAAACCCAACTTATTGAGCCTGCCGACCAAAGCGACGTCATCATAAACTCCCTGGGGTTCCTAGTTCCTATGTGGCATCAATATCCAATTATCCTTTAGAACATACATAAGGGAGACTAATGCTGATGTATGTAATCAAATATGACTACTAAAGATGAAGTACTCGTTTTCATATTTCGGCGAGATATGCGCTTGTACGACAACACGACGTTCATAGAAGCGATTAAAAAAGCTAATTTTGCCAAGTTAAGAGTGCTCCCAGTATTCATATGTAACCCCGCTCAATTAGACACATCCAAGAATGAGTATGGAAGTGGCAATGCTATACAATTCATGACACAGTGCTTAGAAGACCTCAACTCTCAACTCCGTGAACATCGTGGGCGTTTATTGATGTTCCAGGGCGCAGATATAAAAGTCTTAGAAGTGCTATCAAAATCGTATGATGTAAAGTGCGTTGCTTATAACAAGGATATCACACCATTTGCGCGAAACAGAGACGAAACAATCGTTCGTTGGTGCGAGAACCACAGCGTGGAAGTTTTGAGTCTTGAAGATTACACGTTGTATCCTATAGAACGTATAAAAACAAATGACGGCAAACCATATGTTGTATACACCCCATTTTACAGGAAATCTATCAATATTCCAGTTCCTGAACCAAGACCTATCGCTGTGCTACACACAAAGTTCATTACATATCAAACAGACGGTGAAGTGGATTTATCTCATCTAGCACAGTACTACACATTCAATGACTTTTTAGAGCAACAAGGAGGACGAAAACACGCTATGACCATCATTGACGGAATCCAAAAGGGTCAATCCAAAAAGTACAAAAAAGAGCACGACTTTCCGTATAAGAATGCTACGACAAAGATTGGCGCATACTTGAAATTTGGTTGTGTATCCATTCGCGAAGTCTACAAGATTTCAAAAAATGCTCTGGGTAAAGCATCACAACTAGTAGCGCAGTTGTACTTCCGCGACTTTTACTACAATATAGCCTATCATCACCCTGAAACTTTAAATGGACAAGTGGGTGGAACAAATACGCCATTGTTCGGTCGTTATGAGAGTAACAAATGGAATGCCGACGTGAATACCATAGACAAGTGGAAGTTGGGACAAACTGGGTATCCCATCGTAGATGCTGGTATGCGGTGTTTGAACAAGACGGGTTGGCTTCATAATCGCTTGCGGATGATCGTAGCTATGTTTCTTGTGAGGGACCTCGGTGTAGATTGGCGGGAGGGAGAAAAGTACTTTGCACAAAAGTTGGTCGATTATGACCCGGCCAATAACAATCAAGGATGGTATTGGGTTTTGTCTTATAACCGTAAGTTTAATCCATATAGGCAAACTGGAAAATATGATGACCAATGCGAGTTCATAAAGAAGTGGGTTCCTGAGTTGTCGGAAGTCCCTGTAGCAGACATTATCACTTGGTGGGACAAGCGAGCAGAATACCCAGACATCCAATATCCAGCACCCATGATAGAACTTCCAAGATATCGTGCAAAAGTGGGCAGTACTCAAGCTCGTGCGCAAGCGCGTGCAGTACAAAAACAAGTACCCGAAGGTAAGCCGACACATGATAATGAAGGGCTGTACAAAGTGGCTGGGTCAGGTCGGGGGTTCACATCTTGTGCAAATGCGATTAGAGGACGCGGTAGGGGGCGTGGGACCAGCTGATTACGCGCTCTTCTTTAGGACCACTCCTAGGACCTTGGATAGTTTTTGAAGGATGCGATTGTCGGGAATGGCTTTGCCGTTCTCATACTCTTGAATGGTTTTTGGTTGTTCATTGATTCGTTGTGCCAACTGCACCTGTGTCATTTTTGCATTCAATCTCGCTTGCAAAATTTGTTGGCGCAATTTCGGCGATACTGTTTCGAGATGAAAACTTTCAGACTCATTTGCAATGACATGCGCATGCGCGGTGTCAGCAGCAGACTTGTTCGGTGATTTCTTTTTAGGCACCATCTGCTTTTGTACATCAGCAGGAGTACGCTTATGAAACGTGACAGGCGTCCAATCTTGATGTTCCATTTCTATTAGGGAAACATTTATTTTCTTATATGCTCAATGCTAGTTTAGCGAGTTCAGCTTTTGTTTTGTTGGTATTCTCAGATACCTTGGCGTGCTTGCAAAGCTCTTTCTTGGTCATGTGCGCACACAAGTGTTCGACGGCCTTGTGCGATGGCATCGTCATGGGTAGTCCCAATCGTTGACGTGTTGCCTTGCTGATGACTGATTTCGCCTTCTTAGTGCCACCACTTTGCTTAGAATCACTCTGCATATCAGCGAGTTGCTGGAAAAGCTTCGTCCATTTCTTTATTTGAACGGTGATGGTGCCTAGATTGGAGTCCTCCCAAGTCACCTTCTTACCCGCGAAGGCGTTGTCGGCTGGTGCAACATTGATAACCACATGACCATCAACGTTGGTGGCTTGTACAACGATTTGAGATGAACGCGTATCTTCATCGGATCCATCCATGAATGTAAATTTCAGTTCGCAAGTTTTGCCTTCCTTCAAATCTTTAGCAAATGCAAAAAACATACCGATCTGATTGATGTTATGTTCGATGTTTGCGCCAGCTGGTTGGTCCCATGGATCAGTAAATATGTATGGGCTTTGTTGTTCATAGCCGAGGTCAAATACATTTCTAGAAGCATTATCAGAAGATGTTATTTTAGTCAATTCTCTAGAGTATGCATGCCTTGCCTGTGGATCGTTCCACATATCCACATACTTGCTGGAACTGGCCTTGACCTCATCAAAAGCCCCCATTGTTACCAAATTGAGTACGCTTCTTATCTTGCTCTTTCGGGTTAACACGGACATTTCCTTGAACATTTTAGAAGCGAGCGAGAGTCTCATAGCGGAAATGAAGTCGTTTTGTCGCTCAAGGTAATGGGCCACCACACTGCGAACGATGTGTAGTTCATTCTCATTTTTTGTGTCCTCATCTACACAAACGCTGATGGAAGGCTGTGCGTTCGCGTTTGGAGATCCCCCTGAAATGATAGTATCGATGGAAGCGGAAGAAGCCAATAGATCTAGCATACGCTTTTTCTCACTGGTAGAAGTGTTTAAGTTTGATAACATGCCAACAAGCTTTTCCAGTTTGTAGCAAGTCATATAGTATTATAATCAAATATGCGAAAAAAATTGTTCTCGAAACATCCGACTGTTGATAGTAGGAAGCGTAAAAACGAGGTGTCTAGATGGATGCCACAAACTGCCAATCGAGGTCGGCACATATCTTTTTCCATATTTGATCCATTTGAAATGTCTTTTCGCGACTTCGTAACAATGGAAAGAATTTCAAATATTGATCCAATTCCAGTAACTGTAACAACTTGTGAATAGTATAACTGTAGGACAAGAAGTTCTTGCGAGATTTTGGAGCATGGTTGAAAAACGGAATTTGGATCATTTTGAACATTTGGCGCAGCTTTTCTTCGATTTCTGGCGTGAAATTTGGAGTAGCGGCTCCTGATAAGCGATTGATGATATGTGGAACGTGTTCGTAAAACTTGTTCATCTTAAGAGCTTTCAGAACAGCCTTGATCTTTGCAGGCGTTATGTCTGCCATATTCGTGATGCGCTGTTTCTTGATTTCCATCATTATGCGATCATAAACCTCGTCAGGAATCTCAGTGGTTTCCTTGCCTTGTATCTGGCTGATCCACTCGTTAAGATGATTCAACCGCTTGTAGCTGAAATAAGAAATCTCCTTAGGAGGGTCCTTGTAACTCGGTTTTTCATGATCGACGATGATGGTTTCGATGCTGTAGCATTTGGTGCAGTACATCAAGCCATCGTTTACTAGGAGCGTGCGGTTTCCCGAGCCACACGAGGGACATTTGTCTACATCCTCAGAGGACACACACTTGATGTAGTTGTTGTCCGTATGTTGCATGTATTTTTCCAATAGAGAAGCTCTGTCCTTCTCTTTTAAAGGGTACACGGCATCCGACTCCTCAGTGGATTTTTCAGAGTTGGAGAAAAAACGCAGGATACTGTTTTCAGTTATAAGAGCTGCATTTTCCGTGTCCATCACATTTCCGTTTTCGACGATATCGTAGTATTTGAAGATTATATCCGCCGTTTCCAAAAAATAATCCACTTCGGGGAGGTTGTTTTTCAATGCATGCAAGGACACTTCCAATTCCTTTTGTTGCTCTGTTAGAGATAGGAAAAACTGAAAATCAGCTTCACACAAATTTGATAATCCTTGTTCCGACAAGGTATCCAACTGTGCTTTCATGACTTGTAACTGCTCGGTTTGTTGAGTGATAGAATCTTGATGATTTTGAAATTCTCTCATCTTCACATTATGTTGGGTGTCGAGTGTTTTGTTCAGTTTTTTCTTTATCATTCATTAATAAAATATTTATTAGGAATTGCTCTTATATGACAACACATTGTAGGCAAAGCACTGGGTGTTGGGTTGTGTGTTGTGCGAAAAAATACTTAAGATGTGGCGTTGTTCTTAAATACCGTGTTTAAATGCGCTTAGGTGAGATTTTTTTCTTTGCTATAATTATAAAACAAAAGCAAAATGGGAGGAGGTCTAATGCAACTCGTCGCATACGGAGCTCAAGATATCTACCTAACCGGTAACCCCCAGATTACATTTTTTAAGGTTTAACGTATACGGCCTTAGTAGTTACCAAAACTAACTGCTAGTAGTAGGTATATCCTATTGCAACACCGTCAAATTGCGAGAACCTCCTAAAGACGTAAAGTCATCAACTTAAAAAAGTTTGAAACTATATAATCCATTATCTACAAAGGCCCAACCAGCCATGCAGAAATGTTGTAGTTTATAAATAGTTGATGTTGTGTACCAAGGTTATTTGGAAACGAATAACTGGCGGAGATTAGAACTCCGGTATGGTAAAAATCACACGTATGATGAGGAAGACGACAACGTTTTCTTTTGAAATGGACAATTCG